TGCCATCGTATGCCATAATGCCCGCGGGAGAGCGGTACAGCAGCCGTTCCCCCACCACCGCAAGGGACTTGCAGCTTCCCGCTTCCACCCCGCGGCAGGCAGTTTCTACAACGCTGTGTGCACCTGTGGGGCTGATATGTACCTTGTGCATACAGTTCTCTTTGAAAAAGATCGGACACCCCAGATGGGTCACCGCCCCTGTCCAAGGCCCGTCGGAGCCTACGGATGCTGCGTAGCTGTCGGTGGAGATTCCCAAAAAGCGGTTCCAGTTGCGGAAATCCCCCAAAGCGCAGCAATAGATCTCGTTGACGGTCCTGCCGTCCACCAAACCGTATTTGCAGCCCCAGAGACGGTTCCCCGCTTCTGTGAGATAGTCCACATCGGGCATGGTGCGGCTGACGGACAAGGTGCCCCTGCGCTGGGTATGGCTCACATCCAGAAGTCCCGTGACTGTGATGTAGTCCTCCCCGCAGGCGTAAATGACATTGCTGCCGCAAAGTGCCGCCAGCTGACCGTTCATATCTTCGGCATCCGCCTCCGCCCCCTCAATGGTGACACCGTCGTAGGGGCGGAACAGACTGCCGATGCCCTTAGCGGCGATCTTCACATACACCGTAGGAATGGCGACCCACATAGCCGACTGCGTGGAATACCGCATAAGGCTGTGGGGAACCGCGGAGGTATCGATCCACAGGTCACCTCCCACAGGCTCGGGAGGCTCGGTGTCGGACACCACGGGAGTGCCGTAATCCTCACCCTCTGCGGTGCAGATGGTATAGGTGATCTCCTCTCCCTCGGCAGTAGAAAAGCGAGCCTCCATGCTGCCGCAGTCGGTGAAATTCTCCGTGTTGATGTAAAGCTTGTCGGGATAGATAATAAGATAGGCCCCCATGCTCACAAGCTGCTTTTCCCCTTGGGAAATAAACAGCCCCTTGCCGTTCAGGTAGTCCGTCAGCTCCAAGCCTCCGTAGTACAGACGACCCCCATCGATATACGCAAGGCTCGCCTTGCCCAGAAGCCCTTGAGGAGCAGTCAGATCTCCGAGGTGTCCCCGCTTTCTGCGGGTGGAGAGCAGGGGATATCGGTCCCCCGTCAAATTTTCCATATGGTAAAAGGCCCCCTCCCCGATACGGGGGTTGTGGTCATAGCCCCGAAACACATCGGTCACGTGCCGCTGTGTATAGGGCGCTGCAACTGTGGGAAACATCATCGGCACCTCACAGTCGGAAGCTGCCCCCGCTCAAGGGGCGGTGCTTGCTTCGGTAGTGCTTTTCATAGGCCTCCAGCCCACTGTTGAACAATGTGACGGAGCGGTTATAGCGGGCAGCCTCTCCGTTTTCCAGATCCATACGGGAGCAGAGGAAGTGCCGATACACATCCTCGTCATAGGGAGCGGGCACCAGCAGGGGTGTTGTTCCCGCCGCATCCTCATAGTCTCCGAAGCTTTCGAAGGGGCAGTCCTCATGTACCGCCCATATTTCATTAAAAATACGGCCATCCAGCATAGCCAGCCACCGCAGCTTCATATCTCTGGGATATGCGTTGGGCTGCAGGGTATCCGTCAGCTTGATTGCCTGATCGATCGTCATATAATCACCTCTTTCGTCGGAATAAACTGCACATCCTTCGCTTTCGCCATGGGCACTTCTGCCCCGGCTTCCACTCGCTGCATGCAGTTTTCGCTTCTCTTAATCCTTCCATGTCGAAACCTCATCCGTTCCGTTATTCCTCCTCTTCTGCTCTGCATCTTTTTCTATTTCAAATTCGCAAGCGAATTTCTTTGTGGATAGAAAGATGCAGCAGCGATTTCTTTGCGAGCCGGACTTCTTAGCTCGCTGTCACTGTGCCGTGAAATCGGCTTGCAAAATAGCATTGTTCTATCTATACTGAAAGAAGACAGAGTTGACCAAAAGGAGGTTATACAAAATGACAAACATCTCTACAACATTCTGTCCCACCTGTGGAAGCACGATTTCCGCCGATGACATCTTCTGTAATAGTTGCTTCACCATGAATCCCATGGTTCGTGACTTTTTGGAACGAAACCCGAAACCGTACCCCAAGGATTACATGACCGTTGATTCCACCTGTCCTTACTGTAGCAAAAGACAACGCAACCGCGTAATCGATGAATTTCTCACAAAAAACATCTGTACACCTATCCATCGCTGCAAAAAATGCGGAGGCTATTTTGTACAAACCAAGGGATTGGAATGGAGCGTCGCACCATCCTCATTCAGAAGCAAAAAGTGGCTACTCACCGACCTTTTAATAAAAAATGAGTATAACATTATCGAAATATTCGTTGACACCCCCCTTATTTGTGCTGTAGCAGCCTTTTTGTACTTGCTTCTGAACTTCCCCATAGGCTTCCTTTGGCTTCATTTCACCCTCCCCAAAGCTATCCGTAAGTCCAATCTGCGACTGGAACAAAACCCGGACTATCCGCAAATCCTTGCGAGCATGGGATACGGCGGCTACATGGACGAAAAGTACGATGCGCCCCATTGCCCCCCCTCCGAAAAGACAGACTTTCAAGGAATTTCTCAAAGAGGCGTTTACATTTGATTAGGTATACTCATCTTACCCTTCCATTCGCTTTCTTGTAGGAGTCTTCAAGTAAATCTCTTGTTGCCCTATAGCGAGCCTTACTTTCCGACATTCCTTTTTCTTTATAAGTTTCTGCGAGTTCATCGATACTATCTTTTTTCTCTTCAAACCATTCTTTACTCCCAGCAACTGCCTCTCCAACTTTATCAGCAACCTTCAAGACATTTGCAACATCTTTAGTTTTTATACTTCTTGAAGTTTTTTCCTTGGGCTTAATAATCTTTGTTTGCATTTTGCCTTCTCCAAGAGGAATCAACTCTTGCCCCAACAACTGTTTTGTTAGGAACGAATCCGCAGCCCAAGAGGCCCCCGAATATGCCAAGCCACCCAGTTTACCAAATCGTTCTTCAATATTCCCTGCATTGGTGTCATCGATGATCCCCTTAATATCGGTAGCCGATAATTCCGGATATGTGCGGTTTTCTCCGATTGCAGCACGCTCCAAGCTCCTATTGAGTGCATCCAGCGGAGACATTTGATTTAAGCCACGTGCACCGGCCCATCCCACCGCACCGTGGGTGCCGCTTTGAGAAACCCATTCCTGCAGAGCCTTTTCTTTCTGATTTCGTATTGCTTGATTCAATCCCTCATTGACTTCTACCGCAAAAGCACCTGCTGCTTTAGAGTTGGTTTGCTCTAAGGCGCGATGTTCTTTTCGTGCCGCAACATCCCAATCACTCCGAGGTTTTGTCATTTGAGTATCGTTTCGATACCCCCAGATACTCGCCCCTGTCTGGTCGGAGCCTGTCACACCGCTTGTCTGCGCCCAGATAGGCCCATACTTCTGTTCTACCTTATTTTATGGTCGTTCAGTTGCTTCCCCATCTGCAAATGCGCTGTAGAATTGGCTGCATTGGTATTCGCCCAGTGCTTCACTGTTTGGTTGGCAGTCTTACCAACATTCTCCGCCTGCCGAGCATAAGCATCGCCGTACGCAGCATTGGCTTGTCCGTAATTCCCCGCAACACTTTTAATATAATTCCCGGTGTTTTCCGCCAGAATCGTCTGATTGTTTGCCTGCGCCGTAACGCCCTCTACAAACGCATCCTTAACGGTGCTGCCGAAGTTCTTATCTCCGGTAAGCTCTTTCATTTTCTCTTCATTCTTACCCATCAGAACAGTTACAATCGGATTGGTCTTCTTTACGCCGTACTTGGCGATGAGTTCCTGTTCCCGTTCCTTCTGTTCTTCCCGAGGCGTTTTTCGTCTCGCCATCATCAATCCTCCTTTGATTTTTCGGGCACCCGCAAGGAGTGCCCCTACGATTTCCCCTCCCGATGTGGGAGGGGATTTTTGTTAGTTGGGAGTGTCGGAGCCGCTGTAGGAGCTGCAGCTCATCATGCGCAGCAGACGCTCGGGATAGAGGATGGTGGCACCGTTGGTTTCCAGCTTAAAGCCTACGGTGCTGAACTGGTTCAGAGGGCCGCCGATCTTACTCTTGTCGTGAATGATCATCTGCAGACCGCCGCCCTCGGGGTCGATGATGCCGAAGGAATCCTTGCCGAACATATAGGTGGCATAGGTCACGGTGCCCGCCTTGTTGGCGTACTCGTCATCCAGCACGGGAGCAAACACATTTTCCACAAAGCGGCAGCCGTGGAGCTCACCGATCTCGCCGTTGAACAGCTCCTCGGGGGCGGCATACTTATGGGCCTCCAGCCAGCCGGGGCTGTTGCGCAGGTCAAAGGCCACACTGGGATGGATGACTGCGTAATACTTGCCGTCGATGGTGGGCACACGGTTCTTCTTCATAAGGGTCACCGCCTTGGCGATCATCATAGGGGTCATCATGCTCATAGCCTCTGCGGATGCCTCCATTTCGTTGCAGGCAGCGGGGGTAGAAATGGCCTCACCGCTTGCCAAATCCACATTGTCGCAGTAGAGCACATTGGTATTCACCAGCAGCCGGTCACGGATCAGAGTCTCCTGAGTCAGTGCGGCGGCAGCGCCCATTTCGTCGCAGGCTCCCAGGATCACAGGGTCATATGCGTGCATTTCCAGCTGGTCGGTAATGGATGCGTAGGTGCCGTACTGCTCGATAATGCCGGTCTTGCTGCTCATACCGAACTTCTGACCGGTGGGGATGACACCTTCCTGCAGCATACGAGCCTTTTCAAAGGTGTTCCACTTGCGCCATTCCACATACTTGCCGTTGTTGGCAGGCAGAGGCTGCAG